TGCCTAGCGTCCACCCCTGCCGAAGTACCTTTGCATTTTGCAACACTGCCACTGTGGCAGGCTTTACCGCTGCATTTTGCAACACTCATCACTGCACTCGCACCGTCGTCCTCGCTTCATCGCCCCACGACTTTTCCACAATCAATCGCCTGACACACGTGTCATCAAACACGTCCTTCAACGCATCGAGCACTGCCTTTGCCACGTTGTCTACGTCTGCTCGTGGCAGCACTGGCGCCGTCGCCTTCACGCCTCGCTTCGTCATGTGCGATTTGGGACGCACAAACACCGCATCGACAATCACCTCAATCGGTTCGCTGATTGGCGTCAGGCCGCACGCTATAGCCTCACGCAGGATCGCGTCACGGTACGCATGCACGGGATGCTTCGACGGCACGTATGCTCTGGCGAAGCCGCCGCGTGTGCTCACTCGCACTCGTGGCTGTGGCACTGGATCGCCTGGAACGCTGAACGTGATCGGTTTCATGCCCCGATCGTCGCAGCAGCGTCAAGCAAACCACGACGAGTGGATGATCTCGTAGTGCCGCATCACCTGTCGCACGTAATGCCCCTCGTGGATCTCGTCCAGCGCGTACGCATGGATGACCGCACCATTGGCGAGGTAGTAAATGGCGGTGCCCACTTGGACGGGCCGTAAAGCGCCGTCCAGTGGGCCGCCGAAGAACTCGACCGTGAGCCACTCTGCTTTCATTCGTACCGAATCACCGCGAACCAGCCACGCGAGCCGCGTGCTACTGCCTTTTCCACGATGCGGTAGCGCCCGTAGTAGCAGCAGTTACGCAGCGCAGCGTCTGGCGAAGCAGACGAAAAGCCGATGCCCTCTCGCCTGCCACCAGCGGTGCCGCAGTGACGCAGGATGCCCGTGCGTGCCATCGTCTCGGCGTCCTGTTGTGCCGATGTGATGTTCACACGCCTGGCGTTGATCACCACGTTATCCGCGTGGGCCACGACGCCACAGAACGCCAGAGCCATCGCCATGCAAATCCTTCGCATATCGTCCGTCCTTTCGTCCGTGAGAAACAGCCGCTCCGTGCGGCACTGCGACTCACGGTAGACGGCGTGTCAAATGCCAGAGAAACGAAACCCGTCCCACGAATACCGGCGAATGGCGTCGCTTACCTGTGCGTTTCTGTTCGCCCTGGCCCTCGATGCGTCTGGCGTCTCTCGTTGCATCTGCTCCATATGCCGCTGCCGCAACTCTTTGGCACCGGCTGCGATCTGCTCTGGCGTCGGATCAACAGTTACCGGCGGCGCTTGCTTTCGCGGCCTTCTTGGCAACGCATGACGTCGCCGAAGCTGCTCCACCTTCTTCTCCGCGCAGCCCAAGGCGGCGGCAATCTCAATGTGAGTCTTGCCGGCCGCCCAGAGCCGCTGGAGCACTGCCAGGTCGTAGTTCCATTGCTTGCGCGGCATAGTCAGTCCGCCGCCAACGGCATGATCACGCCCGTGTTGTCGCCGCACCGCAGGATCACCGCCGACTGTGCGTCCACGGCTTCGACTTCGACTTCCGGATCGGCCTCACTGTCGATGCCGCCCAGCCACTGCTGGACGAACAAAGGATCGAGCTTCACCGTCGCCTTGTCGCCGGCTTCCACGACGTCACAGGTGACGCTGCTTTCGCCCTTCTCGCTGCTCTGCCCGTGCAGCCAGATGCCGTCGCCAGAGAATACGAACTGCACGCCTTTGCTTTCCTCGCTGGTCACGATGGCAGCCGCTCGAGTAGCCGCGAGCAGATCCGCACGGCTCACGGTCGTGGCCTTGGCGTCACGATCCGGCAGCGTGTCACGCCACCGAGGGTAGCGACCGTCGAGCAGACGAGCCGTGACGGTAGCGTTGCCCACGGTGGCGACAATTTCCTTGCCCGTCGTCTCGAGCTGAACACTTTCATCACCGGCAGCAGCTGCAAGCCGTGCGATGATCGCCATGGCACGAGCCGGCACGAGCGTCTGCGAGTCGTCCACGGCCAGGTCGTGCTCACAGTTGACGCACGAAAGCCTTCGCCCGTCCGTTGCAACGAAAGTGACAACCTCGCCTTTCACTTCCACGAGCACCGCACCGAGAGCGTAGCGGCTCGACTCGTCATCGACGGCGAATACGACGCCTTTCACTGCACGGCAGAACTGGTCAACCGGGAGCCGCGTGACGGGCGTGGCACCGTCTACCGTCCACGCCGGATACTCGCCAGCGTCTTCCGTCGGTAGCGTCCACTCGCCACGTCCCGCCTTGATGACGCACGACGAGTCGTCGGGCGTGATCGTGATTTCGTCGCCAGTGAACGAGCCGAGGATGGCAGAAAAACAATTTTTTGGGAGCAAGAAATTGATGCCTGGGGGGGCGTTTTCGAGCGTGACGTCGATCCGCACGTCACCGTCACTCCCAGAAAGCACCCCGCCCGATAGGAGCACGCTCTGGTAGATGGGTCGTGGCGACCTTGTCGGCACCGCCTGGCCTACGGCGTTGAGCGCCGCCTTGAGTTCCGGTGCTGACAGGCTGATGCCACCAGCCCGCTTCTTTCGTTCCTTCGTTGCTGTCATCCTTCGATTCCTTTCGATGTAGTGAAACTCCTACCAACACGCCGAGAGAAAACATTCCCGCAGCGATGATCTGTCCAACGGCGAGCATGGCGAGCTCTTCGGTGGTCATGCGTTGCCGCCTTCCACGCTATCAACCGATGCAATCCGCTCGCCTATCCAACGCATAACAGGCACGGCCATTGAGTTCCCCAACGCCCGGTATCGAGGCCCGTCTGCGGCGGGCTTCTTCCGATACTCCACCAGCGTGTAATCGTCTGGGAAGCCTTGGAGCCGTTCGCACTCTCGGGGCGTGAGGCGGCGAACGGCCATGGACGTAGCCACTGCTGGCGGCTGACCGCCTCCTGTTGGTGATGGCTGTGCGACGGTTGGGGATAGTTCGCTTGCGTATTTCGGAGTCACAAATGTTGATAAACCGTAAGCAGCCACCACCGTCGTCGCCCGCGTATCCCCCTGGTCAAAGCAGCTCATCGTCGGGCTGACTTCGCCTGGCACCCACGACTCATCATCGCTGGTGCTTTGGGCTCGCTTGGATTTGGTGAAGGCCAAGAGCGTTTCGTTCTTAGCATCGCCCCTGCGAATGGATGGCAACGCCCCAGCCGCCGCTAGCTCGCAGACTTCCTGCCGCTGGTTCTGGGCGAACGCGACATAAGTGGTGTTGTCGAGGTCGGTTCCGCGTCCTTTTGACAGGGCGTGTGATCCGAGAGGCTTTGCGAGGCCTCCGCCAGAGCCGTCCGCAAAGCCGGAGGCAGAGCCTTGCCCCGTCGCTCCGCGCGTCGGAGGATTCCCGAACACGCTTTCGCGCTCAAATAGTACCGCTGCGGCACGTCTCCAATCTCCAAGGTGGCCGACAACGAACACACGGCGACGGCGCTGGGCGACTCCAAACCATTGAGCGTCAAGAATCCGGTAGGCGAACCCATACCCGAGTTCTGCCAACGCCCCGAGGAAGGTGCCAAAGTCCCGTCCTCCTGCCGACGACAAGACGCCGGGGACGTTTTCCCAGACCACCCAAGTGGGCCGCAGGACTCCAACAAGCTGAGTGAATCGGAGTGCCAAGTTGCCACGCGGGTCTTCCAGTCCTTTTCGCAGCCCTGCGACGGAGAACGACTGACACGGAGTTCCTCCGACGAGAAGAGAAATCGGTCCTTCATGTTGCAGCTGCTCCTCCGTGAGTTTGGTCATGTCGCCGACGTTCTTCAGCTTCCACCGCTCGTCAACTACTGCGGATGGAAACGGCTCGATCTCTGAAGTCCACACACACTCCCAGCCAAGCGGTTGCCATGCGACATGAGCCGCACCTATGCCGTCGCAGACGCTTGCGTATCTCACAGTCCCACCTCCGTCTTCTCGATGACGCTGGCGAGCCTGATGCACCTGTCCAGCGTCACTTCCAGCGTCTTCGCCGCCGTCTCAAGCAAGATCCGGTCGTCGTCGCTCACGTCGTCGTCCCACGCACGATCCATGAGCGACTGCACGACGTCGGACGGTGGCGGCAGGTGGATGTAGTTCATGCGTCACCGCCGATCAGCGCCATGCCAAGCGGCGTGAGTTGCAGTGTGCGGGCCTGCCCCGGCTCACGGGTCACAACGCCTTTGCGTTCCAGTGACTTCAAATGCGTGGTCATAGCGGCACCAGGGCTTCGCCATCCGTAGTGGC